TGCCGGCGAATATTTTGTAAATACAAAGAGTGAGCTAGGGCGGATCGTATTAAATTATGGAAAGTCATGGCCTTCAACTACTCTAAGACCTGCTAATGGAGTATGTATTACATTTGTTGCTGGTTATGGCGCCCTGAGGGCAGACGTTCCAAGTAAAGTAAAACAGGCTATGCTGTTACTAATCGGCCATTATTACGAGAACCGCGAAGCCGTCTTGTCAACTGGCATGAATGCCGTAACCGTACCACTAGCGGTCGATAGTTTACTTTGGCAGAACAGGGTATTTTAAATGAGAGCTATAGAGATAAAAGTTACATTAAAAAGATGGCCAATAACATGGCAAGGCTTAAAGTTATATTGCAATGTTATTAAGAATTTAGCGCCTAAAATCAAGCTTGCGCAATTAGGCAAGTTAATATCTATAGCAAGTCCATTATTAGGTTTCAGGATAAATAAATGAGAGCCGGAAGGTTAAGGCATCGAATTACAATCCAAATTCCCACAAAAGTTAAAAATGCTATGGGGGAATGGTACGAAACATATACGGATTGGGCGACTGTTTGGGGGTCTATTGAGCCTAACAGCGGTAAAAACTACTTTGAAGCCCTGCAGTCTAACAGCGAAGTTCAGGGAAAGATTGTTATTCGCTACCGAACTGGAGTGACGCCTACCATGCGAGTCAAATATGGCAACCGTTATTTCAAGATAATCTCAATAGTGCATCCGCAGGAACGCAAGAAAGAACTGGACATCATGTATAAGGAGTCACTTGATTAGTTTTAAGATTATGGGACTTGAAAAAACCGTTAAAGAACTAGGGAAGATACAGAAGTCCTTAGATTCTTCTGTAGTGGGTGCTATTGCTGAGAAAAAGGCTAAAAAGATAGCAGACGAGGCACGTTCTAGGGCGCCACAAGGCCCGACTGGTAACTTAAAAAGGGCAATAAAGTCATTCAAGGGACGCAATAAGGGACTGGCTTTAGCGGTTGTAGATGCCAAAATAGCTCCACACCGTCATTTAGTAGAATTTGGCACGTCTAAAATGAGTGCTAGGCCGTATTGGCGTCCTACTCTTGAGGCTAATAAAGAGGGCATAGTCAAGGATTTAAAGGATAAGGTTGATAAGTCGATATGATAATCGAGCAGGCAATACACGATGAATTATTGGCCACATCTGGGGTGACCGCTTTAGTAGGTGAAAAAATCCACTACGTCAAAGCACCACAAGATGTAGTACCACCATATATAGTATTAACCAAGATTACCAGCAACCCGACGTATAGCCATGACGGGGCGGTTAATCTTTGCGAAAGCGTAATCCAGATAAGCATATTTGCTACTACATATAACAGCGTTAAATTGATAGCGGCCCAGGTAAAAAACGTCTTAAATGCTTACTCAGGGACAATGGGAGGTGTGAGCGGAGTAATAGTAAATTCATGTTTCCATGAAAACGAGATTGATTTATACGAAGAAGGCCAGGAATTATACCACCTGGCCGAAGAATATCGACTTTGGCATAACGAATAATTTAATTTATCACCTTTGGGACTTAGGGCAGTTTATACCTGCCCTTTTTTATTAAACAGACAGGAGGACAAAAAAATGACTACAGCAGCAGTATCAGGATTTGGAACTACTCTTAAATGGAATGGGAATACTATCGCGGAGCTTATAAGTATCTCTGGGCCGAATCAATCGATGGATCCGATTGATGTTACCAATCACGATTCGTCTAACGCCTTTAGAGAATTCTTGGCGGGCATCAGGGATGGTGGAGAGATAAGCATTGAAGGCAACTGGATACCTCACTCTGACAGTGATCAGGTAGTAATGAACACGGACTTTCAGGCGGGCACGTCACGTGAGGTTATTATTACGTTGCCAACATCAATGGCTACGACCTGGACGGCGACCTGTCTTATCACGGCCATTGAACCTTCGTATCCGTTCGATGACAAGATAGGTTTCTCCGCTACCCTTAAAATATCAGGTAAGCCAACTCTCGGAGTAACCTCTGCAACTGGGCCTACGGGTATAGTTGTCACCGGCAATGTAAGCGGTGCTTTATCAGAGGTACCAGACTATGCGGCTGGAACTTATATTTACTCGGTTGATGGCTCCAGCGAGGCTTCAGTAACCGTAACTGTCACAGCAGCAGGAGCAAACACTATCACAGTAAACGGAAGCTCTGTGACCACTGGAGTTCCTTCATCTGCAATATCTCTAACCAGTGGAGCGATTACAACCATTACTGTAATTGTCGGGGAAACCAATAAGGCCAGCAAGACTTACACAATCCGAGTAGTGGATGGTAGCTAATGAGCGAGAATAAAGCGAAACCTCAAGTGCAAATAATGCTAGACAAGGAACGTACTCTGATCCTAGACCTCAATGCAATGGTACGTTTCGAACAAGCGACTGGTAAGAATATATTGCAGCAACAGACCTTCAGCGACCTCAACGCAACTGAGTTAAGGGTTTTACTATGGGCGTGTCTAAAGAGTGACGACATGGAAATTAAACAAGATGAAGTCGGTACCCTGATTCACCCAGGTAATATGCAATATATATCTGAGCAGTTGTCAAAGATGTGGGACATATCCATGCCAGAAAAAGTTGAAGGTTCAGACCCTTTAGCGACCCACCAGAATGGCTAGACCTCTGGAAGTTTGGTAGATACTCACTACATTTATCAGAGGGCGAATTCTGGGGATTAACATTAGCACAATTCAACGCACTATCAGAGCAGTATATCAAGGAACAAAAAATACTAGACTCACGTACTGCTTTGATGTGTGCTGTTATTGCTAATTCACATCGTACCAAAGGTAAGAAGTTTAGACCTAAAGACTTTATGCCTAGATATGGAAGCAGGAGACAGACACCTGAACAGATGTTGAAGATACTTGAAGGTGTAACAAAAGCAACAGGCGGAGAGGATAAACGAAATGGCTGACAATATTCCTATTGGAACTATTAAACATGCAGAAGATATATGGCCTGATAAGGAATGGAAAACGCGTAGTAACAAGAACCGCAAACTTATTTGGCATGCATGTATTGATTGTGGAAAAGAACGTTGGGTAAGGTTCAGAGAAGGGAAGCCTCAAAACTCACGGTGTCTAAGTTGTGCTTTAAAAGAACACTTACGAAATAATCCCCACCCAATGGAAGGTAAGCATCATAGTCTGGAATCAAGACAAAAGATGAGTATTACTCATAAAGGGATTCCTAGCCCACTAACCAGTAATATCGAAAAAGGATGTTAGGCCCGAAAAATCGGAACTGGAACGGTGGTAGGTTTCTTGTTAATGGATATGTTTATGTATTGATTAGCGCAAATAGTTTTTTCTATCCGATGCACGCTCATGGCGATTATGTAATGGAGCATAGATTAGTAATGGCAAAACATGTAAAACGATGCCTTTTACCATGGGAGGTCGTGCATCATGTCAATGGCATTAAGAATGATAATCGTATTGAAAATCTTAAATTACTAAAATGTTCGACCGAGCATCTACCTTCACAAGCTATACAAAATCAACTTAAACGCCAGGACACAGAGATTAAAATGCTTAAAAAGAAATTAGTATTGCTTGAAGCTGAAAACGTTATATTGAGAAAGCAATATAAGGAGTCACAATGTCATCAGATTTGAGCCGTTTTTTTGTTGTGATTGGAGCCAAAACTGGGGAGCTGACCAAAGGCTTGAACCAAGCTACTGGCAGTTTGCAGAGCTTTGGTAAGAGCATGAATAAGGCTGGCAAGAATTTAACGCTGGGCTTGACTCTGCCGATTATCGGAGTAGGTGTAGCTTCATTGAAAATGTCTGCCGACTTTGAGTCTGCCATGCGAGAAGTCAATACCATGCTGTTATTGTCCGAGGGCGAATTCCAAGCCCTGTCTGCTGATGTTCAGCAACTAGCTAAAGACTTGGGAGTAGACGCAACTGGGGCAGCTCAAGCAATGTATCAAGCCATATCTGCCGGAATACCAAAGGAGAATGTCATTGACTTTCTGGCGGTGGCCAGCAAGGCAGCGATCGGTGGTGTTACAGATACCGCAACCGCTGTTGATGGCTTATCAACGGTGATAAATGCTTATGGCATGGAGGCCGAGGACGCAGAGAAAGTAGCCGATATAATGTTTACTACCGTAAAGGGTGGGAAGACCACGTTCGAGGAACTGTCCGCTTCAATGTTTAATGTTTTGCCTATGGCGGCGGCTGTTGGTTGGGAATTCGAGGAAGTAGCCGCCGCGTTAGCAGCCATGACACAGAAGGGTATACCCACGGCCCAGGCCACGACACAATTAAAACAAGTAATGGTATCCCTATTAAAGCCAACTAGCGAAGCTCTGGAGATAATTGAACAATACGGTATAGGGTTAAACAATGAAACAGTCGCTAGCCAAAAAGCAAAGGACGGTTTTATTGCTCAAAAGAATGAGCTTAATTCACTGACACTGGCATATCAGAAAACAACCGAAGCTATTAACGGCATGTCTGCGGAAATGGACGAATTGGGCGACATGCAAGCGGTAAATAGCCTGGAAATAAGGAAGCTACGTTTCGAGGCAGATAAGGACAGCAGGGAATTAACGGCAAAAGAGATAGCCAGGATTAAAGAACTGCAGATGGCTAATGAAAGTCTAGGCATACAGTATGACGAACTCAGTATAAATAGAGATAATGCTTCAGAGGCAGCAGAAGCTGAATCATTAGCAATAGACAAGCAAACTGGATTAGTTAATGCGGCTGTAGAAGCATATAACTCATCTGCCAAAGAACTTAAAAGCCTTCCTGAGATATTAGAGCAGATAAACACGGCGGCCATGACTGAACCAGAGATAGTTAAAATGTTTGGTTCTGTTGAGGCTGCTGGTGCCATTATGGCTCTGAAAGGTGAAGGTCACGCCGACGCTTATATAGAGCAATTAGAAAACATGGAAAATGCGCAGGGTGCGTCAAACGATGCATTTAACCAGATGGAAGAAAGCGTAGCCAGGAAGTTCGAAGATATGATGAACCAGTTCAAAGATATAGCCCTCACGATCGGGACCACCATAATACCTGTAATACAACAATTGATGGAAGCTATTGGGCCTATCATAGAAATAATTGGAAACTGGATTGCCGAGAATCCCAAGCTGGCACTAACGATAGCAGGAATTGCTGCTGCTGTTGGGCCGTTACTTATGATACTAGGAAATGTATTAACGGTGATCCCTGCGATAGCTGGCGCATTACCGCTACTGGGAGCTGCTTTTACGGCCATGCTGGGGCCAGTAGGCCTAATTATAGCTGGGATAGCGGCGGTGATAGCAATAGGGGTCTTGGTAGTTAAGAACTGGGACTGGATAAAACAGAAGGCGAGTGCGGTATGGAACGGTGTAAAGGGAGTTATCGGCGCTATAGGAACGGCCATCAAGTGGTATTTCGAGAACATGACCCCGGTCGGATTTATCATAAACAATTGGGAACTTATCTCAAAGATGGCCACTAAGATATTTGGTGGAGTAATTAAATTCTTCCAGTCAATACCCGGGAAGATTGGAGCTGCTTTTTCTACCTTAGCTAACATCATGCTTGCTCCGTTTCGTCTATATGTTAAGGGGATGGAGGCGGCTATAAATTGGATAATCAGACAGCTAAATAAAATCTCAATAGACCTTCCAAACTGGCTTCCACCGCCACTGGGTGGTAAGCATTTTGGCTTTGACATACCAGAGATAAGTCTACCTTCGTTTGCTCATGGAGGCATAGTCACTCAACCAACATTAGCGATGGTAGGCGAAGCTGGACCCGAGGCAATCATACCTCTAAATAATGCGGGAGCTGCAGGCATCATAATAAATATAAATGGTAATTGGGCAATCAGAGAAGACGCCGATATTGGCAAAGTGTCGCGAGGACTTGGCCTTGAAGTCGAAAGAAAACTCCGATTACAGGGGTTATAATGAAATACAACGGTACCGATTTATCAGATTATAATTTAACAGCTAAGATAATCAGCCCTGCCTCATTTATGCCTTCGATAAGGAGTTCATATATCGAGGTAGCGGATAAGGCTTACGATTTCCAGGCATTTTTGAGACCACGAATCATTGAGCTTGAAGTATATGTTACTGGTGATAACAAAGCTGATTTAATTAGTAACCTGGATAGTATATCCCTTTTACTATCACCAACTGAGGGGACACAACCTCTAGTTTTAGACTTCCCTAGTGATAGATATTACAACGCAAAGGTTAATTCTCCGCTGGATTATCAGATAGTACACCACAAACTAGCGCAGGGGACCTTGATATTCATATGTCCTGACCCGAAAGGGTATGCCACCTCTCAAACCTCAAGTGATTTTAATGTTGACGCGGATCCCGACACGGTTGAAGAAGCTGTCGGCGGCACGGCCTGGGTTGAGCCTGTCTATACCTTGACCGCTGGGGAAGCCCTTAACGCGGTGACTATAAAACTTGAGAACACGGACACGGAGGAAGAACTTCAATGGACTGGCTCACTGGCGAACGGTGAAGTGCTGGTTATCAATACGGAAACCTGGTACGTCACCAAGGAAGGAGCTGCATCAATGGCCACTGTTACGGGCGAGTTCCCCAGGTTGAAGCCAGGGATAACAAATCACATTAAGGTAACTGCGTTCTCTACGACGGGGACGTTGAATTTAACATATCGAAATTCTTATTTATAAGGGGGTAACATGGAACTGAAAGAACTATTAAAACCGAGCGGAAGATTTGCCCTGGAGTGTTGGCGCTTACGGGACCCCGTCACTCTGTTAAGACTACGGGATAAGAGCGGGCGGTACTTACCGCGACAACTGGCCTGGGTAGAGAACGTTCATAACATCGTGACCAATGAGGGGCTGGACAGTATTCTTGACGTTTACTTTCACAATGCAACTCAAATAACTACCTGGTACTGTTTACTCTTTGAAACTGATACAACGCCCGCGGCGGGAACAACCTATGCTACACCTGTATTCACGGAATGCGAGGCTTATGATGAAGCTACTCGTCCTGAATATGAGGAAGCAGCAGCGTCCAGTCAAAGCATAACTAACTCTGCGAATAAGGCAACCTTCACCATAAGCGGAAGCAAGACGCTATACGGTGCGGCCATAGTCGGGGGCGGGACTAATGGGAACACTAAAGGGGATGCGGCAGGTGGCGGTACCATGCCAGCGGCGGCCAAGTTTGGTTCAAGCAGGGCGGTTGTGGATGATGATGTTATAAACCTGACCTACACTATTGGCGCTGATGATGACGGGGTATAAGAGATTATGGGGAGAGGAGTGTAAATATGCCATTAGTATTAGATGATATAAATACTCAGATGAATGCTATCTGTGACTTTGTTGATGACTTGACAGCTACACAATTAGCTAATGTGGTACGAATACAGCTAAAGCAAAAAGCCTTCAAGTTTCTGTATCAGCACTACCAGAACATAGTATCGAGACACTATAACGCTACTATGACCGAGTGGTTAATCAGGCATGGTTATGAAGCTGGGGATGAAATGCTGATTGACCTACAAATGAAGGTAGCTATATATCTCGAAGTCAATCCTGATACTACACTTGACGGAGAGGAACTTGAACAGGCTGCTTATCAAGCATGGATAGCAGAAATGAACGCCATAGATGCTGAGATAAATACTACCATGCAACCATTGATTAAACCTACTCTAGGGCAATCTGTAGTCGCTGTCCAGACCTTGAAACAGAAAGTGGATGGTTTCGAAACACAGATAGATAATAAACTGAAAGCTGCTATCGTAGCTACGTTGAAGGAGTAATGTGTGGCTAATGCTTTTCTGTCAGGCTATCTTAAAAGACGGTACAGAGGCTTTGTAGCCAACGATGCTGTAAAAAGTAATTGGGCTAAGCTCATTGTTGGCTATGCTGGGGCTGGTACAGATGCCGATGCTAAAATCTACAACCTAGATTGCCGCTCTGATTTCAATGATTACGCTCTAGTTAGGTTTACTGGTACAGAAACCAACACTAGGCAGAAGGAATGGAAAGAGAAGCATACCGCTGATACCTCTGCTGATAAGTGGTTCAAGATAACTGAGAGCTATTCCTCTGTTCTTACTGGAGACGCTGCTGCTTCACAGAAAGTAGTAGATGTTAATGATGCCAGTGGTTTTGCTGCTGATGATTGGTGCGTAATTGCTAGGGATGATGGCACAGACGAGTTTATCCAGATAGACTCAATCTCTACTAATGAGATTACATTCAAGACCAACCTTGCCAATGCCTATACTACTGCTGATAATGCAAAGGTAATGCTTGGTTATTATGTCTACTATGATGACTCAGATGATACTACTGATTATCAAGATGGGGCTAATACGTTTATAGTCTTTGATGACTTTGAGCGAGGAAGTGATGGTGAATTAGTTTCATTAAATAGCGACTGGACGATTTCTCAAGGAGTATGTGAATTAGATACTGCTATAAAATATGGTGGGGATAAGTCTGCAAAGATTTTAGGTGGGACAACTAGGCTTTATGCTTACGTCTCTGTTACTGCTAGTGCTAATATAGCCATTAGATATAGATATTATAAAGAAACAGCAGCAAGGTATGGTTTTTTTCTTGGCGATGGTTCTACAGAAACGGCTATGCACTTTGAAACAGACGAAGATGTTGAAGTTTATGATGGGACTGGTTATCAAGACATCGGATTGAATTGTCTAGCTGACTCTTGGGGCTTGGTAGAAATTAGAGATTTTGATTGGGTAGGGCAGACAGCAGATTATGTAGTTGATGGTAATGTTGCTGATGATGTAGATGTGTCTTATGCTAGTGCTGGCTCTACAAATATTGCTGTAATCGAGGGAGATGACGTAGCTGGCGTAGACACCTGGATAGACGACTTCCTAGTCCGCAACTATCCAGACATAGCAGGTTCGGGGTTTGGTGCTGAGGAGAAGGCTAGTACCACTTATGAACTCTCCATTACTGACGGGATAGAGGTTGGGGAAACCATAGCTCAAAACATGGTTGTTAATCTAGCCTTATCGGACGGAATGAAAGGTGGCGACACCCTGGCCCAAAGACTAACCCTTGACACTGTTATTACTGACGGGGTGGCTCTAGGCGAAACCGTAAACCAAAACCTGACTGTTAATTTATCCATAACCGACGGGATGAAGGGTGGTGACTCCCTAGCCCATGTAGCGACACTCAATCCCACATTGGCGGATGGAGTGGAGTTGTCCGAAGCATTATCGGCCCTAGGGATATTCAATAAAGGGGTTACTGACGGCATTACCTTTGGAGACTCGTTGCTTGCGGGTGCTGATTTTGAATTATCTATCACGGACGGAACCGTATTTTCAGATGCTATAAGCCATTTATACGAGAGCAACCCAACGCTGGGAGAAGGGATAGACTTTGGGGACACTCCGATTACTCAATGGGA